TCACTCACAGTAGGTCGAGTTTCCAGTGTGCGGTCGAATCGAGTCGCTGATGCTCTTTTACCAGAGAAATACAGCGCTTGCACTTCTGTAGCAGATGTGCCCACATCTGAGAGCCACAATGCACCAGCATGTACATCTGAATCATTAAGGTCTCCACTTGCTCCATTGTGTATTCCATCTAAATCAGCAGCGCTATCTACTGGAGTACCAGCACCACCTGCATTATATGCTAAAGTTGGTGTCAAATAAAGAGGAGACGGGCGCACAAATACACGCTTATCACTAATACTACCAATAGCCATACTACTACTGTAAGTACATTTGATAACAGCCAATACAATGCTGGTTTTTGCACTAACACTGGATGTGGTGTTAGGGTCATTGAGATAACCATCGGGGGTGTTTGCATACGTTGCTGAGGTTTTATCAATGATTGTACCTTGATTATAGTAAATATGTCTGTTAGAGCCATTCTCTTCAGGTGCGGCATAAATTGTATAGAAAACCTCATGATTACTACTTGATAAAGCAGTGTGTGACCCCTTACGGTGGTCCCCAGATGCACCAAGAGTGAACGCAATAGTACCACCTTCACCGTTAGCGAACTCAAATAATACACCATCCATAATTGCCATTCCCCCGGCCACTGTAACAGTAAGACCGCTATTGGTCACAATGCCCGGTAAACTGGTAGGAGTGTTGCGATTAGCATTATCACCATCAGTAGACATTGTCATGAGAATGCCATTGCCCATCACTCCTTCGTAGAGATTCGTCAATGAAGCAGACACCACATGATTACCATCGGCTAAACCATCAGCACTTGGACCAGCAATGTTTGCATTCGTGTGTCCTGAAATTGGATTGCCCGTCGTCATTATACTACCTCTATCAATATTTGTACATTCATTTGATTACCATTTCCTTTTTGAAAGGGGCGCATCACATATCGGCCAACTGGGGTAAAGGTCCCATCATCCTCTTTGATTTGCACATAAACTTCACGAAACGCTTCATCATATGAGAATTGCGCCCCAAGATTACCCTCTAGTAAAAGAGCAGTGTCGTCTATTACCGTGACTGTGGGTGTGATAGTTTTTGCAGGTCTCCCTGCCCCACCATCATCAGGAGTAGCAAAAGAGCCATCAAAACCAAAAACCATTTCAAAAGTCTTGGCCGCCAATGTATCTATCAATAATCGTTTTATTCTTGTCAATGTCGGCACTTTAACCACCTACTATGTCCATATGGGACTTTTGTCCATTTCTTATACCCAAAACATAACCACCCTGTCCTATCTTACTACCTCTTTCCACACTAGCACCAGTGGGCCCTAATGTTAATTTTTGACCACTAATTGGCCGACCTATTATGAAACAGGTAATTCGTAAAGAATTTGTGAAATTGAATGACATATCTTCTTTGATAAGACCAGCAGTTCTATCTTCCACCTCCACAAGACGAGAACTAACTACATCTTCTTCTAAATGTTGCAATACTCCTTGAAGACCGTTATCTATAGTCATTATTTCCAAATCTGAAGAGTTTTCTAATGTATTGTGAGTGATAGACATGATGATATTTCGCTCTGCGTCATCAGATGTTTGGACTAAATCACCAGCCCTAACATACCAAAGTTCTGGAAGACCTTGTAAACTCCGAGAGGTTTTGAGTGTATTATTACTACGCAATATCTGTCTTGCCATTTTACGTGCATTGGCCATATTTGTTATACTACTATCATGTATTGGTTTACCCATTTGACGTATAGTTTCATCTCCTTCAGTACCTTGTGAAGAGCGGTCATTCATAGTTACTGCAATATTGCTGTTTAATCCTTTTTGTTTACCCACCACGGCCACTCGATTTACACTATCAAATATTGTGCCTCGTCTATCTGCACCAAAACGAAATCTTGTATCTATTGGATGTACAACATCACTATAGGAAAATGGCATAAACATCAATGACCCAAAACGACTGGCGTAAACCACACGACCACTAATTCGACCCACATATCTCAAAGCCGTGATAAGATTTATACCACGGAAAGGAGCGGCAAGAAAATTAGTAGAATGTTGAGCACGACTGCTATCACTTGTGGTTTTAGGTGGTCGAGAAGTTGTCACTGATGATAAGTTATTAACAACATTGACACCCAATTTCATTGCGAGGTCAGATGTGCGCAAACCTATGTCGACAGGGTGCATGGTCATCACTTGCTTCTCACTGAAACCTATGTCTCCGAATGAGCGGTCAGTCATAGATTCAAGCAAAACAAAAGAGCCTTGAGTGGCTGTTGATACACTCGCAGGTACCAATCTTTGTGAAGGGTCATTCACACCAGCATATAGTAAGGGCATACGTTCTGCTGACACCAATGTACTGTCAAGGAAGAAAGGTGAACCTTTGTAATTATGACCGGGGCGTTGCGCTGAAACCAATATCATTCCATCTTCCTGTTCTACAACCTCCATTGCTCTCCCTGTTGTGGGTTGGAAATCATCTGAACTCATACGCTTGAGTTTGGGTTTTGTCAAACCAGTTTCATACTGACCAACTGTAACAGCATTATCAACAAACACAGGTGACCGTATGACCTTCATAATAGCATCATTGTCCGCAGACAAGCGCCCTGTATGACGATTCCATGCTGGCATCAGATATCACCACTATGGTCTGAAGTATTGTACGACGTGGTGGCCCCTTCACCCTTTGGATGTAAGGTTTGACTATATCGTGGTTGGATTGTATAATCTGGACGAGTGATTACAGTGTCTTCGGTGACATATGTTCGTCTTCGTGGGGCATCGCTACGATAATGCTGTAGGGTGTTCTCACTCATGATAAGTCGAGCCACTGTTTGGTCAAGAGCACTGCTGAAACCACTTGCTTCAGCACCGGGAATAGTAGGACCGCTGGAAGAGGTTACTGTGGGACTTGCGGTGTTAATGGTGTAAACTGGTGTATATGGAAGTGTAGTCGGTGTCACAGTGCCACTGGTAGTGCCCTTAGGGGTACTACGTGCACTTGGGGCATCATAATTGAACATACCATATTTACCACCTACAATCGAGCGATAAGCATCATTGAGATTGTTTGAGCCATCCTTTTGAGGAGGTGTTGTAATAGTCATAGGTGGTGCCCGGAAGACCTCGACATGTCGACCATCTAAGACTCGAATGGGTCTGAATAACAATCGAATTGTTTTATCACTATGATTCTTTTGAGCACTGCTTGGGTTGTGGCTCGCACTACCATATGGACTGCTGTTATTAGAGTCCGCAGTGCCCCAACCACTGTCGTTTACTGGTTTGACATGGTTACGCAATTCTAACACATATGTGCCACCTAATGGGTCAAGAGCATGAGCATCACTTAGACGCATAATACCAGCCTTTGGATGGGCCGCCCAAGTCAAATCACTCAAATCATAGTCACCTATTGTTTGAGATGCCCCTTGGAAGCCACCACGCACGTGAATACGCTGACCAACATCCCTACTGGCATGTAGAGATGTGGCGTGTGTGTTGATGGCTACATACTCTACATTCTTACCACCCAGTACCTCTTCGGCTACATCTGCGTCTACACCAATTCGTGGCGCAGAACGGGATACTGGGTCAGTTAGAGTCTCACTACCAGTTACCAAGGTTTCAGATATTGTCTCATGTAGTGGGCTCACATTACCATCTATAGATAACAAACCGTCGCTGTCACTTACGCTCAAACGAGAACTGATACCACGTGCCACCTCTGTTGCTCCGAGTGCACTATTACTTGCTCGGATGTATCCTTTACCAAATGGTGGTTGTGATGTGTTAAAGGACGTCACAAAACCTGTGGGTCTTAATGGTGTACTCACTGCATGTAACAGGTCTTCATTGAAGACAGTGGGCCAACGAACACCAACCCCATCACGGTCTCCTACACGACAAGCATTAGTTGGATTGAACCAATCAGCAACTGTCATGTTAGTACTATTCCAATTATTGCGTGTGCCCTTCATTTTAGAGGGATAGATTGCACCTGTATTGTTAGGATATTCATTGAGTGTTTCATGGAAAAGACCCAAAGTTGTAGGGCTGTTTGCCTTTCCCGCACCATCATAGACATCTTGTGGGTCCCAAGCAGGGCGAATACCAAAACCACGTACAGGGAACTTGCGCACATCTTCACCACGAGTATTACCCCACCAATCTACAAGATAGAAACGATGTGCTGCTGCTAATTCTGTGACCCCTTTCCCTAATGCATCGCCGGGGAATTTACGTGGCACTGTGCTCCCATTAACAAGAGAGCGAACTGGACATCCAAAAGAACGTGTCATTCGTCGACCATCACTATATCTCACTTGACGTTGAGGTTGGTCATTGTTGAGCAGAGCAGCAAGAGAAGTCTGTCTCTCAATTATGCCCACATATGTAGCGGGGAAAGTAGCGTCACTGAAGTTACTACCTATTTCTAGCCAAGAACCACCATCTTGTTGCACCATAGTACCATGCCCATATCCTGCTTGAATGCCTTCAGTAGTAGCAGACAAAGTGGTACTGAGATTATCTTGTCCATCTTCAAGAAAACCACGAACTGTGGGGGCCCATTGAGGTCGATTATATGGAGGGCGCACGAAACAGCGATGACCAAAAGCAACATGTCGTCCATGTGTCTGTGTACCTAATGCAGACACTGCTGTACGAAGCACTTTTCCAGTAGTTGGTGCACCGCTACTTGTTGTAACATCATATGTGTAAGCAGTGGTATGATAATCTGCTAACCCCCATCCTGTTTTCGCTAAACCATAATCATCTAATCGACTCACCCCTCCACCACCACGAGAACCACCGGGCCAGAATCCACCAAAATGCGCCCCAGTTTGTTGAGCAAAGTAGCCGCTGCCGCTAAGGCTATCATGGGCAATTCCAATCCCTGAGGCAAGAGGTTCTAACCATTTCATTTTAAGTGAAAATGGTCCTCTGCTCATCACATACCCAAACTCATGGTAATGTATGGTTTCATAATGCTCAGGTAAATGGTTGAGTGCAACTTTATCCACTGATGTATCATCATTTATTGCGTTAGTATAGAAATCACGAGAGGCATTGTCTCCATAATATGTATATGGGCGTCCTAAGTTCGGGTGCCACATACACAGATAAGCATCAGCAAGATGAAGACTGTTAGTGTCTCGTGAACCAAGCAAGGTTTGAGGCAATAAGCGAGTAATGATACTACGTGTTGAAGTGTTGAAAATGCTACCAGCGGCACCATTATCATAAGGGCGTGTTAAACGAATAACTGCCCCAACAGGTATTGGGTAAGCAGCAGTGGGAAAATCTACAGTTTTGAATACATCTGCTTGACCATAAGTAGAGTCAAGAGTAGAACCCTGCCGTGTCGCATAAGAACCCACATAGCGCACACCTGCATCATCAACATATTCCAACTTTTCCATATAATATGGTATAAGAGGGAAGGCAGAGCAATCATCTACGGTCATATTTCCATCACTTGCGAGAGCACTTGTAACAATACAATGAGGATTCAAACTTCTCAAACGATAATTAGCCACGTTCTCTCCTGAAAAAGTAAGATTGAGATTAGTGACATTGGAGCCAGTGTAAGTAGCACTTAATTCAAAATGTGTGGCATCTGTAATTGAAGCCACAGTTGCACTTGTAGGTAGTCCAGTACCTGACACTTCCATGCCCACAACTAATTTCACAGTAGAATCCATCGTTACTGTGGCGTCACCATTAGTTAAATCACATGTATTATCTGAGAACTCAGTAGGGGCATAGAAGTCAAGGAACAAAGAAGGATATCCAGCAATAGTGACTTGACTTCCTATTGCACCATATGTACTACGACATAATTCATAATAATTGTCAGGTTTGTGCCATTCAAGATGTTTGAAACCGTGACCATCGTCATGATATACTCCATCTTTATGTTGTATAGCCCACCAAGGGATTGTAAGAGTATAGCCGGGAGTGGCACGGTCAAAAGCACCGGGTCGATATGGTAAACTTCGTCGACTGAGGGCCGGGCTTGCTGTTTCATTCACACCATATGGATTGTAAAGAGCCAATGTAGGTAATGAAAGGAATTGACTACCGGGGTCAGGGTCAATATCTAATGATACTTCATTGACAATAATCTCACATCCACGCACATCTGCCATGGTGGGTTCGGCCAATATGAGCGCAATGGCTCCCCAATTGGTGTTTTCATCTGTCGCTAACATCTTCAAACCGATGACGCTATTGACTTGTTGTCCTGTTAATTCAACACCATCGGAGCCCGAATCTACACCACTACTTGGTCCAAGGGTTGCTGAAGCATTATTAAGATGGAATCCACCTAATTGTTGAGTAAATACATTGGGTTGCATTACAATTTGATATGCCCCTACTTCTAATGGGTCAGGGAAATGAGAGCGCAGAGTATGAGCACCTGAAGCCTCTAAGACAACAAGATGACCACCACGCTTGTTTACAGCACCTGCGGTCCCAAGACTAGCAGCAATACCATATCCCTCGTAAGCCACTTTTGTTTCAACCATTAAAGAAAAACCCCCACCATGAATATCACTTGGCCCATTAGGGGCTGTTGGGCCAGAGAACCAAATAAGTGGGTCTCTCACTGGTGTGTCTAAGCCAATGCCCAAACTAGTATTTGATTCAAGAGATTTAACACTCGCTGTTCGACAAGCATGGTGTCGTTGATACACTCGCTGATATGCAGGATGAGCAAAGTGACCGGGCATCATCCCCATGGTAGCATTGACGAAATGATGACCCATGCGAGGGATTGGCATCGCTGTCATCTTCGGTCCTGAAAAGAATGCATCGGGATTGAATACGGAAGCCGTCGTGCTCCAATCTAAACGAACCATGTCAGGACTTTGCCCACTGACTTCACTGTGGTCTCTAATGCGCTTTGCAGCAAAGAAACGGGTAGTACCAGCAGGGACATAATGGCAAGGACTTACTGTCATTCCAGTCTTACCACTCACAAATGTAGAGAAGCCATCTTCTGTCACTACACCAGTGAAGGTGTTTGTTCCAACACCAGTATAAGAAAACATTGTGCTTTTTCCATCTGAATCTTCCACACGGGCGAACCAGCGATTATCTCTGGTATCTTCGGTCCCAATACTCCAGATAGCGGCATTGGGAGTAGCACTCACAGTAACAGTAGTTCCGGCATCATTGATACTTGTATATGTCAAAGATTGACTCACAAGAGCGTTAGAAGAGATGACATTACCAGTGCGCTTTGTACTCGTGTGACTCATGTTTGTAATATGGAAATGTAGAGCACGGTCATGTGGTTCATAGGCTGTCTGTAATGGGTTATTAGAAGTATGTTGTTCCCAACCTCTTTTGTGTACGTCTGGGAAAGATAAGCGACCCTTTCCAGATGTTGTAGAAATATCTTGACCATCTTGTGAAATGTGCTCCCATCCCTTATTCTCATAACTGGGCCAAGCACGAGGACCAAGCGCTTCTGGGCTCAATGATGCCCCTTCGTCAAACATCGCTGTTACACCACTTTGTGGCTGGCTTGGGTGTTGGAGACCCCCAGTACCCATAGATTCGTTCTGATAGGCCTGTATGCGGTCGAAACCACTACGAACAACAATGTTACCCGGTATGTCGTCTTGATGTGGTAAACGAATGCGCATGTTTGGGCTGATACCACTACCAGCCAAAGCAGGAGCCAAACCTTCACTTTCTCGGTCACTGACAAGGTCAAAGTCCCGAATAACAGTACCGAAGGGTGAACCACCCTGTAAAGTATGTATTTGACCAGTATCGTCAGTGACTGTGATTTCCTCAAACTGTATTTCCTCATTTGGTATATTGAGCACATTCCTTAATTCATAGGGATACTGCTCTGCTAAATGGGGACTTGAAAACTCTTGAGCCTGTATAATGGGGAACATAGCACTGTTTGTTGTTTCAAAGGAGAATCGGTTGTTACCATAGATTCGCTCAGACATCTCATATGCAGTTGCAGATGAAACACGAGTAATACGAGGCACTGCTCCCATACCACGATAACTAGGCGCAGGCATAGTGAGGTTACCTCCATCCATTCTCTTCCACACTGCGTTCTCTACAGTGAAATTACGAGCAGCACTACGGGCTTTCCAGAAATTGAGGGGGTCAGTCTTGTGCTCTGTGAGTGTGGGTGTTGTACATTCTACACCATAGGTAGTATAGTCTTCATGTATTTGGGATGCCGGGACTTGCTTTTTGTCCCAGAACAAGTCCCCAGTAGGCACTTCACACCCATCAATCAAAGCAATGTCGTCTTTGTCACTGATGGCAGCGTGCCAAGAAAAACCACTCTCTGTAATAGCGCCACCAGTAGTTGGTGTAGCAGGGTAAGACCCAGAAGTCGGAATAGATTGCCCTGCAACAAATTGTGCCTCAATATTAGGCCCAGCATTGGCGGGGGCCATGTAACGGTCAATATTGTGGATATTGTCAGACCATTGTATGGTACCACCATAACGACTTGTGTTACTACTTTCTTCAGTCATTTGAAGCCAATCACCGACACATTTGATTTCATTACGGTCACGCTTCGCCACAAGTGCCAACTCTGATTCATATGTAACAGTAAGAAGATGGCGTGGAGTAAGTCCTGTTGGACACTTATCTGCTATGGCCCCTGTTTCTCTTTCTGGGACAGGAGATTGAGAAACACAACCCAGTGCTGAACCATATGGGGAGAAGCCAAGATTACCATGCCAAGCGCCCAATCCAGCGCCATAACCTGTTTTGGTAGCAGTTCCAGTACCACTGGTGCACGCAATAGGAATGTCGAATGTATTCGTCTGAATGTTACTGACCACGAAATAATCATTGGATATACCACTGTTCCCTGAGATGTACACTACATCCCCCTCACTATATCCATGTCCCGCAATAGTGATACGAGCACCTTCAGTAATACCACTGATGGCAGCAGCGCCTGTGATACTCTGAGCAGAATGAGTAGGGTCGGTTACAGCCAAACTGTTGAGGTAAGAATATCGCTCTCCATGCCAACCTATTGCACCAATTGGTCGAGTGCGGTCAACTGCATCAACTAAACCACTGAAATGAACCGAACACATATGGTCTTGGCCAGAATTGACCTCTTGGGAATCATCCCATCCTTTGAAAGCAGGGCGTTCATTATTATGACGATGTGTAGAAGATTTAGACCAAATATAAACTCTAGTGGCGTTGCTATTCACTGTACCCTCAGTGGCTTGAATGTGCTTCAATGGGTCAATAATTTTTGGATTTGTATCAATACCTAAGGGGTCCTTAGCAAGAGTGAATGTAATAGTACTAGCATTGCTAATAGCCACTGACCTATATTGGGCAAACAAACCTGTTGCCCCTTCCGCATAAGCATCAGTTGTTACTATTGGGCCTTCATTCCCACCCTTATCGAGTCTTAATTGACCATAAGGCGGGATGCCTAAATCTGCAGGTGTGAGAGTATCCCCAATAGTATTAGCCGTAGCACCTATGGGGTTGGTAACTTTGAGGGTGCCACCTGATTCAGAATAACCACTACTCGCAAAAGCAAATTCAAGCCAACCGTATCGGTCTTGTTTGTGTCCACTTTGGAAAGAAGGAAGGAAGGTTCCACCAATGGCCTTGAGGGGGTCTCTTCCGGGGAACTCATTAATGGCAGTGGCCATTACTGCAGCGAACTCTTCTGCGTTTTGTACACGTGTGGCATCTACAACCACATAATCTCCATTAGAATAAGTAGTTGTGGCCCCATAAGCAGTTGCGAGCACACCTGAGATTCTGAATGCTGTCTTATTCTGAGAGGCCGCTGTACCTGTAGCAAGACGATTAGTGCTAATTGGTTGTGCGGGGTTCTTCAATACATGGCCATCAAGGAAATGACCACCGGGATGATAACCCCCATCCATACCCCACATTAGCCCCGCATTGCGAACCCAACTACCAGATGTACTATCTTTAGTTATATGAACAAGAGGATGAGCATATGGTGGAGGTGTCATTGATACCCCTAATACATCTTCTGGGTCTGTTCCATCTATATCGTAAAATGTCCCACCACCAATAGTGATGGTACTACTACTAATAGCGGTCACCAAACCTAAGGGTTGCTTGGTGGTTACATTCCAAAGACGATAACCCACTTTAACCGTGGCTGTTGTATCTCCACTAACATTCATGGCACTGGTGGTATTAGCAGGATAATCAGAAGTAGTAGTAACACTGAGTTGAATTTTCCAAAAATGGTCTCCAAAATTGCGCCCTTGAGTATTGGGTTGGTTGAAACCAAATGCTAAACCTGCTCCATTGAATTGAGTGATAACTGAAGGCTTACCTTGAGGGGGTGACCAATTATCAATGAAATTGTATCCAGCATAATGGCCGGCTTGGAATTGGGAAGTGGGAGGCATATGGGCACCAGTCGCACTTACACCATTCATGCTCTCATTATCACCATGGCCTAACTCATTAGGTAGAAACTTACCCAGAGGCACTTTAGAGAAGAGATTCCCAGTAGTGACGATATTCTCACCTTGGGGTTCAGTAGCAGTGAAATTGTGTGGAAAGGCTTGACCGGGGCCAAAAACAATGTACGTGGTCACATCACTGATACCGCTCTTACTGTAACGAGCGTGTTGATGTGGGAATCTGACTATGACAGGAGAAGGTACAGTGACTGGGACAGTGACAGTGATACCATTAGCAGTGCCTGTGTAATTGTCTTTAGTGGAAGTTTGAGCACTATCTGCTGGGTGGTCTACATTTTGAGCAGCAGCAAACCCACCACCTCTTGTAATATCAGGACTCAAAAGGCTGTCTTGATTGAATAATGGAGGGAAAATTTGCCCTTTATGTTGGTCAAGATAAGGTGTGCCGGGGAACATGGCTAACAGAGCCGCACAATCTATTGTACAATGTGCTGTTGATATCTCTCCTATGTTTTGTAGTCCTGCACTCCCTGTAGGTCCCGCAGCATAAGGATGAGTGTAAAAGGAAGAGTAATCATTAGGTGTCCCATCATTGATATCAAGGACAGCACCACTGAAACCACCACCAAAATACAGAGGCACACTGTGGTCGGGACTATCATCACCGCCTCTGAAATATAGAATGGGCACGGAATCACCACTACCCTTCGTGCGTAAACCATCAAAGAGCATTGCTTCTTTTCCTGACCAAGCAGAAACATAAGGGTCCCCAAGCCCACTACCACTATTGTATATGGCAGTCGCTAAAGTGCTGAAATCACTATTTTCTTCTTTTATACTATTGAGAGTCACAACGGCTAATTCACCCACATGACTACTCGTATCAAATTCCATCTCAACTAATTGCCATCCATCGGACCCTAACCATATACGCTTGCGTTCTCCCCATCCATTACTACCTTGTTTTGTTGGTTTACCGAAATGGAATAAATCCATACCTGACACTAAGGCCTGTACTGTGGAAATCAAAGTACCTGTCCCAGTACCGTCATCTAATTTGAGTGTGGGGTTCTCAATCTTAGGTAGAATAAGGTCTCCTGCCACATCAACATAATCGTCTCCACGCAAATTACGCTTCCATTTATTGGTTGGTACTGGATTGTTTTGACTATCTACCAGCACAGGAGTGGCAGTATTTGCGTTTATGCCCCGATATTTTGTAGTGATTGTCATTAATGTGTTAGGTACATAACCGGCAGGTATTCTCAGCCCTTTATCCATACTGGAGGTAGTACCTAAAGTATCAGCATCAGTAACCGCTGCTTGAATACCATAATCAGGACGAAGGTCCACATCAAACAAATCACTAAGAGAACGAACTTCTCGTTTGGGATTGTAAGCCTTCACACGAATGGCGTCTTTAGCAACCCCCCACTCCTCAAATGTGCGCCCATCTCCGGCATACATTTTGCTACAATCAAATGAAGTAGCACTTACATTGGGAGAATTAGGATTAGGCATAGTGATAGCGTGCTCTACAGCCGCAGCAATCAATTCGTCTGTAACTAATGTGGTCCAATTCATCCGAGGAATGAATGTAGAAGCAGTGCTACTAGCGGCTATGGTCCCTGCAACAGTACATCCTTTGAAAATATGAGTCCCTCCACCCGCTAAATGTGTTCTATGTGTATAACTGATAGTGAACAAATCACTACCTTGTATAACTTGTAACACACCACTAGCGGGAAAACCAAGATAGCCAAGAATATCTGTATGAGAAATATAAGTGGTATTAGCATATGGTTCCTCTAATGTAACAGTTATTGTTGTAGAAGTTTTAGCGCTTACAGTACCAGTAATACCAATATCAGGGGAAGGGTATGGGGTCCATGTATTGCCCAAAAATGTCCCTGAAGTAGTTTTACGCCCTGATGCCTCAGTAGTGGCATACATGTGTTTACCAATAGTGAAACCACCAAGAGATACATCTCTGTCATCGAAATAAATGATAATTTCATCATCTAACGTGCTGGGTAATGCTGTATTTTCGTTCACTATAGATTGACCGAATTCTCGATACACCATCCGTATTGTGTGACTATCTCCACGATGGTCACTAAAGCGCCAGCCATACAATTGAGAGTTTCCAATAAAATCATCTTCTTTTTCAGCACTGGGTATGTGGTCAGTATATTTCAAATCAGAAATAGTACCACTGGCTCCACCTACCTCATTACCATAAATGAAACGGAAAGAATCTGTTCCTTGTTGTTGACCAAAACCCCATTTACCCGCAATTGGAGAAAACCCCGGTACACCAGAAGCCGCTAAACCACCAAAATTGATACGTGCACGAGCAGACTTACCTACTCTCAAACCATGAGTGGCAGCATCATTGGGACTAACAGTTTCGAGGGATTCAGAAAACACACTATTATTATCTCTACCAGTGGCCACATTAGTATTGTAAGTCGCAGCCAAATTTGTAGAGCCCGAAAACTGAGAACTCATAGTCATCGGATTTGTAGTTTCAGCATTAGAATCATCCTCTGCTATGATTTCAGATAAAGTAGTGACTGGTGCAAAGGGACGACCATCTCGATTGATAGGCATTGGTGCGGGATGCATATTTTCTCCTACCATCTCATCAGGTTGGCACCAGAAATTACGGAATCTTCCACCGTGCCCAATCAAAAATTGAGGGTTATAGATAGATTGACCACGACTATTGTCCATCCAAACACAGAAATTACGACCACTAGCGCCGGGCACAGTACTATGTATCACAATAGTGAAACCCTCGTTTCCGTTTCTATCAGTGACTACACGTCCTATGTGTGCCCGTATGTAGCCCATGTGACTGCCACGGTCATGACTGGCAAAGGCTTGTTCGATATCCCAGAAGGGGGCAGGGTCGTGTGTGCTACCAGTGGCTGCGAAATCTGCGTGAAGGTGAGGAGCACTTGGGTCAACTAAATCCCCAGTACGGTCTGTGTGGACTCCGGGTGTGCCTAAATCCAAACGTGTGGTTTCACCCGGATATTGGGAGTTAGGTCGTCGCTCATGACTTCGCCCATTAAGAGCAGCACCTTGATTGATGAGTCGAATGACTTCTCGGGCAGCGGCTTCAATATCTGTCACCCCCTCCTTGACTCCCACTTCACCAAGGTCAAGTGTGAGTCTGCGAACGAAATCCATCTGCGTCCATTGGGGTAAGTGCTGCAAACGAGCCTCTTCATGTTCTGTTAAACTCAATTCAGTGGAACGAATGCCCTTTAAGGCAAGGAAAGCAGGGATTGCACGAGTACCAGCAGGCGTATCAAAAGTGGTAGATTGTTCAATAGTGTCACTATCTATTTCTTGATGGACATTGAGTGCTTCATTGCCACAACATGAAGACTCTTTAGTGCGTATTAGGGCACTTCCACCAATACACCCTGTATCAACAAAGTGTGCATGTGACTCATTGATTTGAGTGCCCGTCATAGTGTTATCTTGAGCAGCGATAGTGAACCAATTATTTGCACCAGTGCCTCCCCCAGCATGCCCATAAGCCGCTTCTATAAATTCAGAAGCAGCAGTGGATGCCTTTTTCTTATCTTCAGAAACCTTTCCATTTGTGACATCAAGTGCTTTGTTCGCTCCGTCTAAATCTCCGTCAATAACAGGAGCATCTGGCATTGTTTGTACTTGCATGAAGATATCATGCATAGCAATGAATTCACGGTCATGTGCTGTATCATATAGTAAAACTCGTGCGAATTCTTCTGTTGATTGATATGGGTCTATGTAAGCAACACGAGGAGCAGTATCACTGCGCCCTAATGTACTCCAATTGAGTTCTACTGTTTTGTTGACATGTTGTACAAAGTTCTTGGCAGTCTCTAAGCAAGTATTCCCAATCAAGAAATTCTCCATTGGGATACTATCTCTTGGGCGAGCAGCGACTTCCCCCTTCCCTTTATTGAAATGCCGAGAAACTTTTGCTTCATTATATACACCACGGCTCTTTGAAAACAATCCTTCAACAGCATGAGGGTTTGTGTAATGCATATTCATCCATACAGTGTCACCATCACGCAATCCACCCGGTGAATATGGATTGAGCCATTTCTTATTGAGGGCCACACCATCTATTTCTGCAGGATAAGTACCCCCCGCTACGTGATAAAAACGATTGACAGTGACAATATCCCCTGCACCGGGTCCAAAACTTCCATCATTGAGAGTGTCAATTATATTACCACTAATATCTCCTTCCCCATATGTTGCAGTGCCACCATCATCTTCAATAAGTTCAAATTGATAACCAGTATAATCTCCTTCAGCGTGCCCTGTAGGTAATTCAGAAACGTCCTCTACAACAAGTTTACCGGGTGTACCGCTGGTAAATGATACTACTTTGGCTGTGCCTCTACTGGTTTTAACATGAGGAAGATGAGGATTAGTGCGAGGACCAGCGCAAAACTCAACAGCGCTAACATATTGACGCAAACCATAATCGACATTTCCACCTTGAGTTTGGACATTCGAGCGGTCATAGTAGTAATGACTGCGTATCTCTAATCCTACACTGTCAATAGTAGGGTGGTCCCTTAGAGGCAACAATGCTTCTTCATATCGAGAAGGGGCTGGAAAGATGGCTGAACCAAGTGCTTTAGAAACAAAATTCTCAGTAAGGGCCCATGTTTCCCACGCATCGGGTATTACCAAATAACCACCGCTGTTAACACTGTCATACATCACAGACTCACCATCAGGCAAGAACGCACGATGAATTCTGGTTGCATCATCACGCCCAGCAATATCAGTAGCACTGGATGTAGATGACGCAAATACGTGGTAATTGTCTACATAGATGCGAATTTCACTACTGGCATGCTCTATTCTTTTCACACGACTGGCTTTGATAGCCTCGCCACTCAAATAAGCAATTGAATGACTATTGAGTACTTCAGGGTCTGTCGGGTCGATATCAAAACAACGAGGGCCTACCGGATTAGGTGCCCATGTATGTGCGGTTTGGGTAGCATCAACAACAAGTTTGAGCGAATTATCTGGTCCGGGGAATATCCCTTGTTCTACATTTTCAAAAAAGAGGTTGGGAAAAAGAGGTATTTCTGCCAATGCACGAGTGGAAGCGTATTGTGTCCCTAATTGATAGTCATGAGTAACGCTGGATTGTGTTTGAAAGAGGCGGTCATTGATTGTGGTACCATCAGCACAAACACTGTCTTCGCTGAATTGGTCATCGACATACAATGTTGCCCCCTTCGCAAGGCCAGTAGCGGTGAGCCAATCAGCAAACGCATCCACTTCTTGACCTTGAGAGTTCAGAAAATTCCCTGCACCTGCGCTGAAGGTGAATACTTTCCCAGTTTTAGAATTGTAATAGGCTGATTCACCATTAGCAGTATAGACTCGTCCTCGTGATGGGAAACAATATGTGCCCCAATTAACAAGGTCCCCGGCTTCATTGTTAAGCGGTACCACATCTATAGTTGTGCTACTATGGGCATCTACCACAGCCGCACAATCACGACGTGTGTTCCAACCCAAACGAGCAAGGGGGCTTGGGTCCCACGTGGGTTTTGTGTTGATAGCCCCCTGTCCCGGCCCACCCAATGTCACACTGACAACAGGTGCGCCCGGCATGATTTCCTTGACTACATGAGAATCAGGAGACCCTCTGCCCTCAAAATCAACATTGCGTTGGGCAAGGTCACTTAGGATACCGATTGCTTCAATAGTAGTGGTGCGCCCTTCATGTTCGTTTTGTGTGATAGATTTCACACGAGCCTTGCTCATCAAATATTGAATAGAACAAACATTCACTTCTTCTGCCGGAGCGGTTTTGGGGGTTTTTATTTTACGCAATTGCGCACTACGGGTCCGGTTACTTGGGTGAATAAGTAATGTCATTAATTCTCCATTACCTATGGTAGCAAGATTGTCAATGATGTCATAAACCTCAAACACATGTGAAGACACAGGAGTGGTGCCAATATCTGCTACTCCGGTTCCGGTTTTAGTAACAACTGGTTCACGTTGAATTATTGTTTTATTTGTGTCTGTTATTTGACCATCCAACATACTTGTTTCAGGAGTGATTACTAAACGATGATAAGAAGAAGTGTGTGTGGTTGAGGCACTATCATTACTTGTGATTATTTGTGGCGCTGTATTGGGTTCATCACTATCAGTGGCAGGAGTATAATTCGCAGGAGTTCGACTCTCATCGAAAATATCTTCAATCTCAGAGCCACCTGTATCATCACCTTGCAAAGCGTGTGATTGGTCAATATGGGTGTATGTGCCTCCTGTTTTTATTTCACCTAATGTTAAAAGGCCACCCGGAGCAGTAAGGGTGGCACCAGAACTCACAGCAGAAGTGATTTTATCAAGAATAGTATCTCCATCATTCAAAACTGTAGTTTCATCTGGTACTACTTTAGTAACCATCAACACTGGAGCAGAAAAACCCATTGTCACTCCTGTTAAATCTACAGCATTGTAATGTATTTCTACATAAGGGGAAAGGTCTCGGGCTGTTAAACTGGAGAGTTCTAAAATAGCCACACGAGTGTCTGCGGGCTTCAAATGCTGTGTTCTTGTCGTAGCATCAACATTTGATATATTTTCTATCATTGGTGAGCGAAGTAAGAAGGGGCGAGGGTCAAATTCATTCGACCCACTTTTACCTCCAATGGCTATGAGTTTACGAACACTATCTGCAGTCAAACCATTATGTTTAATTTGATAAGCAGTGCTTTGGTCAAAAACATCAAGAGCGCCTGCATTAAAAGCATCATGATAAACCGAAATCTGACTATTTAATGGAACATGTGAAGACAACCCCTCGTGTGCTTCACTGAATTCTAAAATAACTAAATCACCTGTGCCATCAATAGATTGAGTAACAGTCTCTTGGTCCGCAGAGGGGAATCCACGTAAATAGTGATGACCGTCAACAGAATTGAGTGTATGACGCCCACTATGTCCTAATTGTAGAGTCGAAGATAGAGTAGTTGGCCATTCTACCGCAAAAGGACGGGCTGCGGGAGCACTATCTAATGAATCATAGGTATCCATCTGTGATGAATATACAAAACCATGTTGTTCAGTTCCACTTTCATCTATACACATTTGTCCTGTTCTATCAATGGCTTGAGAGGCAAAATGTGGTGGTTGGTAGGGTTTACCACTCCCACCATCAATGAGTAAATCACCAGCCACAAGCACAAAATGGTCATCGACATCGGCTGTTCGATTATGGAGAATACCACGCCGAGGCTTACTAGAGAATGTATTAGTTGAACTGAAATCCAAATGAATGCTCTCAACTGTGAGCACACCTGTAGTCCCATTAACACCTAACAACCTCAAACGCTCTGGAGGTTTTCGATTAGGAGCATATGTAGTTCGATTAATGCAATCAGGATTGAAAAGAATGTTGTAAGGAGTGTGAGCAATGGCTATTGTAGCATCAGTGCCGGGAGTACTAACACGGTCAGCCACACTGTAATTTCCTTGCGAATAGGGAGCATCTGTTAATGTCACAGAACTATTGGTTGTGGCATCATAAGCAGTACCTGTAATGATACTAATCAAACTCTGTGCATGA